CCTGAAATTAGAGTTCTAGCTGAAAGAATGTGGGAGGAACTTGGAAAGAGTGAGGCAGAAGTGTTGAATCCAGGCGAGTGGCATACACCTTATGTGCATCACTACAGAGATTCAAATGGACAACTCTTGTACCACATTGTTGATCTCTCCATACCAAGAGACATATGTGGTGGTGAGTTTTTTGTGAACCTCCTCAGTTTTGAGGATGCCTTAAAGGTTTCAGCATCACTTTGTGCTCAAGTGAGTTATAGAAAATCTGATGACAGTCTAGAGAAAGCGTTACTTATCTATGATCGACTTGTAGAGAGTAAGCCGGTACATGCCAGCCCATTTGAACACCAAGCAACACCAATGGGGCATCCATACGATGTATTTTATTACGTTGATACTGTAATTGATGAAGGATCAACTCATTGTGATATTGATAATGATAGATGGAGTGGTAATTTCAAACATTGGATTCAACAAAGACAACTAATTCCTAACAATGCATGTTGGGATTATAAGGAACAAAATTAATTGAGATATATTTCAGAGTCTGATCTGCTTTTGTTGGACAGCTATTACGTCGGCATAGATCAGAAAGAACCAGAAAAGTTTAAACGGATTTTATTCAATCACGGATTTGATATTGATGCAAAAATTGAAGAAGAAATTGGTACGCATAGAAATCTACAAAACAAAGCTTACAAAGGTAAGCGTTTCGTAGGACTTGAACGTACAGACAGAGCATGGCTGCGCAGTGGCTATGCATCTGTGGAGGCACACATTAACAGCTCAAAAGATAAATCATTGAAAGAGGAACTTCACAATATGAGTCGTGAAGGTTTTAGTGGTGATATTTATGAAGATATGGTTGAGCGTGCTGCTAAAGCTGGGAAGTATCAGGAAATTATTGAGTAAGGTAATTAATAAAGAATGCAAATCAGTAGTAAAATATTATCCGATATCACGGTATTTGCTAAATACGCGAAACATATTCCAGTCTTTGAGCGTAGAGAGACTTGGGAAGAGATTTGTGAACGAAACATGCAAATGCATATCAAGAAGTATCCAGCATTTGAAAGTGATATCCGCTTCACTTATGAGAACTTCGTAGTAACAAAGAAAATTCTACCAAGCATGAGAAGTTTGCAATTTGCTGGTAAACCTATCGACGTAGCTCCAAACAGAATTTACAACTGCGCATATTTACCGGTGGATAGTTTAGAGTCCTTCAGTGAATCGATGTTTCTGTTGCTTGGTGGTACTGGTGTTGGTTACAGCGTACAGAAACATCATGTTGAAAAATTACCTGATATTAAAGGACCATCTTCGAGAAGAAAGCGATTTTTAGTAGCAGATAATATCGAAGGTTGGGCTGACGCAATTAAAGTGTTGATGGCATCTTATTTCCACGGAAAGATGTTACCTGATTTTGATTTCTCAGATATTCGGCAAAAAGGCGCTCCACTGATTACATCAGGTGGTAAAGCTCCAGGTCCACAACCTCTAAAGGATTGTGTACATAACATCACTAAAGTATTAGATGCTGCTATCACTGATCGAGGTGCAGGCACTAAGCTCACCACATTAGAAACGCATGACATCATGTGCTTTATTGCTGATGCTGTTTTAGCTGGAGGCATTCGTCGTGCGGCATTGATCGCATTGTTCAGTTTAGATGATGAATTGATGCTCACTTGTAAACATGGTGCATGGTATGAGCTAAACCCACAAAGAGGCAGAGCTAACAATTCAGCAGTGATCCTTCGTCATAAAGTACAGGAGAATGATTTCTGGACATTGTGGGGGAAAATTATTGCATCAGGTAGTGGTGAGCCTGGAGTCTATTTCTCGAATGATAAAGATTGGGGAACAAACCCATGTTGTGAAATCGCATTACGTCCATATCAATTCTGTAATCTGGTGACGATCAATGCAGGAAGTATCGTAGATCAAGCTGACTTAAATGAACGTGCTGCTCAAGCTTCATTCTTGGCAACATTGCAAGCAGGGTATACCAACTTTCATTACTTGAGAGACATTTGGAAAAAGACTACTGAGAAGGATGCGCTGATCGGTGTCAGCATGACTGGTATTGCATCAGGTGTTGTTGAATCCCTCGATCTCAAACAAGCGGCGGATTGGGTTGTTGATTCAAATCGTGTGTGGGCTAAGAAGATTGGCATTAACGTAGCAGCTCGAACGACGACAGTTAAGCCGGAAGGCACAAGTTCATTAGTTTTGGGATGCTCAAGTGGAATTCATGCTTGGCATAATGATTATTACCTGCGACGAATTCGGATTGGTAAGAATGAAGCAATTTATACTTACCTCCTGATTAACCATCCTGAATTAGTAGTGGATGACATCATGGGACCGGGAGCAATCATTGAAGTACCGCAGAAGGCTCCAGACGGTGCTACGCTGCGTTATGAGAGTGTGTTTGACCTACTGGAGCGTGTGAAGCGATTCAACCGTGAATGGGTCCGTACAGGCCACATCAAAGGCCAAAACACTCACAATGTGAGCTGTACTATCTCGGTGAAGGATGAAGAGTGGTCTGAAGTTGGTAAGTGGATGTGGGAGAACCGTGACTGGTTTAATGGTATCTCTGTACTTCCTTATGATGGTGGAACTTATATCCAAGCTCCTTTTGAAGATATCTCTAAAGAGGAGTATGAAGAACGTTCCAAGTCACTCCATGAAGTTGATCTAAGTAAGGTTATCGAGATGGATGACCACACTGACTTGAGTGGAGAGGTGGCTTGTGGCGGTGGGGCCTGTGAGGTTAAGTGATATATATTAACGCTGCTGAGTTTAAAACCTCCTTTGACTTTGACGCAGTAGGAATTTCAAGGGTGAGTCATAGCCAGATTGTGCTCCATCTTTATCACAAGGGACAACCTTTCTGGTCGAGTGGTCCTCAGACCTTACCATCTGAGTATGAGTACTTGATATTTCAACCGCTTCATGGCTCTATTGAAGCAACAGTAGATGGAATCTAAACCAAGCCCGCCTTCGTGCGGGCTTTTTATTGCCTGCGATTCTTGACATTACTAAGCTTGTAAACAAATCCGACACTCAGGAACATTAAATTTTCTTCAATCTCTTGTTTTAATTTTTATTCTTAACAATAATAGTTACGAGCCTATAAGACATTCTTTTGCCCTTGATAGTAGTCTTATAGGTTAACTAACAAAAGATAAATGGATACAAATGGGTGGACTCATGGATATAAAATGGAAGCGGTATTCGCTATGCTTAGCTTTTGTAACACTAATTCTCACAACAACTCTAGCCATATATTCAACCGTAAAGTTTAGAAACAAGCTTCATGGATATATTGACAATAAGGAATGGCAAACACAACTTTCCGAGCAAGGCTTGTACGATGATACCAAGATAGTTTTCTTCGGAGATTCACAGATTGCCCTCTGGTGGATGGCTCCTTCATTTGGTTCTCTTCCTATCATCAATAAGGGAATTTCAGGAGATTGGGCAAGTTTAGCAGTGGGGCGTTTTGATAAGGATGTTCTTGCGGTTAATCCGACTCTTGTGGTGATCCTTATTGGGACTAATGATCTTGGAAATAACCAACCTGTCGATACTGTAATTAAGAATATTGAAGTAATGGTCAAGGCAGCTTCTGAGCGAGGTATTAAGGTTATCGTTTGCAGCCTTCTTCCTGTATCGGGAGAGCAGATTGCAGTTCATAGCCCTCAGAAGATTCTCGAAGTCAACAACGGGCTGAAGAATATTGCCACTCTCTATAAAGCTGACTACGTAGATTTACATTCAAAATTGAAAGATGGGGTGGGGAATTTCAAAGAAGATTTAACTCGTGATGGCCTACATCCTAGTGCAAAAGGTTATCTCGTCATGTCTAAGACACTCTTCCCACATCTGATAAACGACCTATCGACTGTTGTTAAAATTTAGGCAATAAAAAGCCCCGGCAGCTCTTACGAACTCCGGGGCAAGGCATCTACAGCTTTATTGTTTTCTCAAATCCCTCTCAAGAATCAGCATATTCTGTTGATTGATCAGTACATCAAGTTTTGTACTCAATGCATGAACTCGTTCATCTAAATTATGCGTAATCCTTTCTTCCGTTTTCTGTAACTCATCCTTTGTTACGAGCTGTCCTTTCATGTCATATTGCTTATCTTCAATCTTACTAATACGTTTATAAAGCATCGTAATTGCAAGAACTAAGAAAGGTACGACAATATTTACTATAAGTTGAAGGGAATCGAGGTTCATATCTTATTATTGTTATTTAAAGTTTTTGAATGCATCAGCTAAAGCATCTGTCTTACGGTCGGAACCTTTTGAAGAACCAAAGAAGAAACCTACGACTTGCTGTGCGTTTGAAGCTACATAGCCAACGACGGTGCCGATAAAGCCACTCACCATGCCAACTGTTGCAGCGTCCTTAACTACGAGCCCTCCTGTCATTATTGACCATGCTCCTAAGAGAGAGCCGGCCACAATGAGAGCAAAACTTATAAGGATTACTATGCCAAGGACGAAAACATCTCTGTTCTGTGCATTCGCCTTTCTTGCATCTTGTGTATCAGACAAATATGCTTGGTCTTGTCTGAATGTCAAATCTTTATCTTGTAATCCAAGCTCAGTCATTCGAATGGTAAATGCATTTTCTGCATCTTTCATTTTCTGAATCTGGTCTGGAGTAACACCTTGGCTTAAAGCCTTTTGCAAGTCACTCTGTGAGGCTTTGGGATCACCAAGGATCGCATCACAGAGCATTGCCACTGCTGTACCAGCCAAGGGGCTTCCTAGTGCTGTAGCGAGCGTTGGGGCGACTGTTTTCACCACCCCTTTCCAATCAAAGTCTACCATGTTGATTATTCTTATTCTGAAGCGGCTATAAGTTGATTCAAAGCCACACGATTAACCCATCCCTTTCCGAAATCAACGAAGCTTTCTAAGCTTGTGTAATATTTGAGACGATAGGCATTGAAGCTGAGTACGAAGGGGAGGGGAGTTGCTTTCTGTATAGCAGTAAATGTCTTTGGACCAATCACACCATCAACCACAAGCCCCAGGGCTGCTTGGGACAGTTTTACAGCGCGTTTGATACCGTGGTTCACCGCTGAGTCAAATATCTGGAAGCGTACTCCAGAAGGGGCTGTATCGAGCCCTAGAGGTAACCAAAAATCTTTTAAATAGATTGCCTTTGCACCCTCCTTGGTTAGATTCTTAATATCTACCTCTGGATAGGATGCAGCAGCAATTCCCCAATTAGTCCCTTTCAATTCTCCCTGTCCAACAACTCCTGTTGTCCAATTACCACGATCCTTTGGATTTAGGGTGAAGCCACCTTCATTCCCAATTAGGTGATCAAAGCATTCATCGAAGTTCACGATCACTCTCCCTCTTGATCAAGGAGAGCAAGTACACGAATATCCCATCGTTTGATGTAACCTGTTTTGGAGGTAGCTTCAATCTTACCTATGCAACGATCGCCTGGAGTCAGATCGAGAGCTTCAGGAAGGAAGAGAATATATCTCCCGTTTGATTCAGGTACGTAATCGAACATCAACGGCCATATAACTCCCCCTACCGAATCTCCATTCAATTTTCGTAGAGTAAAACTAACAGAGGCATCATTTTCGAATTGAGATGTGAAGTCATTTCTTAATTCATCAATTTCAATGTCATTCGTACTCCCAATGAAGTATGTTTCATAGCTCATAATTATTTTGATCTTTTTATTGTAGCCGCGAGTACACCACGAATTTTCAATTTACCAGACAGAGTTCCGAACCGAGGACCAACAGCCGCAACAATTCCATCTATTCCTGTACCCATTCCAAGAAAGCTTGCTTGAACTTGAACATTAATTTGATTCTGAGCTTGAAAGTGCGCAGCCATACCACTAAATCCTGTGTAAAGGATTAGTGAATTTTTAGATGAAAGTTCAATGTCAGCATTCATACCACTAAACCCTGCTGTCACTGTCACAGAATTATATGTAGTTCCTGAAATGTTCGAAGACATTCCAGTAAAGCTTGATGAGATGCTTAATGTTTGACTTGCTGCTTGATTGATTGCTGCCTTCATTCCAACAAATCCAGTATTCATGGCTGCTGAGAACGATTCAACAGCAGACACGACACATGCCATACCTGTGAATCCGGTAGACACTAATGCTCTGAATACTTGTTGCGAAGCTATCGAGGAAGATATTCCACTGAATCCAGTAGAAACTTGCAGATTAAATATTTCCTTAGCAGAAATATTGCCCTGCATACCTGTGAAGGTTGATGAAATGGAAAGTGATTGGGTTACGTTTCCTAGAATGTTTGCTGACATTCCAGAGAATGAGCTACTAACATTCGTTGTGTATGTTTCAACACCAACGAACGTAAGAGACATCCCTGCGAAGCCAGAACTAAGAGTCCCCAATAAATTATCAGGGACAACATTGTTCGTAACTTTCCAATTGCCAGTGCTTATAAAATTATTATCAATGTAATAACCCAACATAGATTCACCTTACGCTGAACTTAGAAGGCTATTACGGATTTCCGTAAGTAATAGTACCTGACGTTACTGCTACCAAAGCATTCTGAGAAATATTAACTGAGTTCAGGT